CCCAAATCCAGGACTGGAGGGCGTTAGACTGGCAACAGTACTATCATCACGGAAATGAGATTGTAGAAGGATATTTATACGCAAGAATAAATGTTACTCCTCCCATTAAAATAAAAGGTAGATGGAATGCAAAAGTAATAAAACTAAGTAAGACGATACCGTGGCATAGGGATTGGAGTACAAAGTGTGCAATAAATACTGTACTCAATAAAGATTTATCAAAAGCAGGTCATTTTGAAATAAACAATGAAAAACATTGGTATAGAAGTGCTATACTAGATGTAACTAAAAAACACAGAGCTGTAGTTTATGATGAACCAAGATTAATAATTAAAATAAGTATATTTGATGAGGATTATGAAACAATATGCGAAAGATTCGCTTCCCAATTTATGTAATACATGAAGAGCCTGAAGAAATAGATGGGTTAATAATTATTGGTGACCAGATAGTTGATGATAGAAATATGACAGGCACAACTATTGGAATGAGAAGATTGCAAACACCAATGAAAAGTATATATCCACTTCGTTATCAAATAGATGATGAAGTAGGTATGATAAAACATGGGGGAAAACATTTTATAGACACTAATGGAGTGTATTGGTATCAGGAGAAAATAAAAAGAACTGCTCTAAAATACCATAAAATTAGAAAAATTGAAAAGAAAGACATTGCTACAGTTGTATGGGTAAAGGATTGTCCTTTTGCATTTATAGAAGCAAGACCACCACAAGATGGATGCAGCTGGGCAGGTATTTTATATAAAACAGGTATTCCTTGGAAAATATGGGAATACTGCGAGGAGAAAAAGAAAGATACATGGAAGAAAATCTAGTAATATTTTACAAAGCACTAACTTGGAGAGTACTAGCGACAGTAGTAACTTTTCTAATTGCATATATAATAACAGGAAATAATACTCTAGCAGGTGGTATTGCACTTTCTGATACTATAGTAAAAATATTATTATATATGGGACACGAAAAAGCATGGCGCAAAATATCTGGTTAATTAATATAGATGTAACAGGATTATGTAATAAGACCTGTAATTATTGTCCTAGATCAGCAGGATACCCAAACATAAATGAGCATATGCCTTATGAAATGTTTGACAGATTTATAGACTACTTAGATACTATTGGGTATGATAAGTGGATTTGTTGGAGTGGTAGAGGTGAAAATAGTCTTCACCCTCGTGCAGAAGAAATGATAGAAAGATTGCACACTCCTTGGAGAAAGTATAAAACTAGAATACTTACAAATGGTTATAAGTTTAACCAAAGAAAACACTGGTTTGCACTTTTTGATAAAGCAGTAATTAATACTTATGAAAGCGAAGAAGAGATGGAACGCAGAAAAGCATTATTACCAGCTAAAACACATAGATATTGGGATCAAACGGTTGCCCCCGACCAATGGGAAGTAACTCCGATTCAAGTTCAAAATAGAAACGATATCTACAATAATATTATTGCTACAGATAAAGCATTATCTGAACCTTGTATTTTGCCAATGACAAAGGCTTGGATACATTGGAATGGAGATATTAGTTTATGTAGTAATGATTGGACTGATACAAATGTCTTTGGAAACATTGATGAAGACGACTTTTTAGATGTATGGAATAACCATCCAGTCTTAAATGAAATGAGAAAAGAACTTCTAAAAGGTAATAGATATAAATATACTGTTTGTTCTATCTGTAATAGAACACACAATGAGTTAGACCAAAAGAGGTACAATAAATGGATATCGAAAAATTAAAGAAAAAACTAGAAAATCACATTGTATTAATTAAGTTTGAAAGTTTAAAATCTCAGAGAACTTATTTTAGAGAATATACTCTATGTCCAGACTTTATGGGAGAGATGCCAATTCACATAAAAAATCAGTCTGGAGATAAACTTATTTGTTATGATACAGACTTTAAGAAATGGGAAGATTTACAAATTGATACAATACAGGAGTGGAAAGTAGTAGGATGAAAATTATAGCATATTATACACCAAACTACACAGATGTAGTAACACCACTAAGAAAATCAGCGGCAAAGTTTAATTTAGATTTAGAACTTACGCAATATGAAGAAAGAGGAACATGGGAAGAAAATTGTGGTATTAAACCAGAGTTTATCTATGAAATGATGAATACTCACAAATGTGATTTATTCTATGCAGATGCAGATGCAGAATGGTTAGAAGAACCAGACTTTTCTGAGTTTAAAGATGAGCATAGATTATTAGTAGGGTGTGAACAAATACATCCTCCTAAATGGGAAGTAATTACAAGTGCTATATTTGTTCCTTACAACGAAATGACTTTAACTATTGTTAAAGGTTGGGTAAGACATTGTCAAAATAATCCAATGGAGTGGGACCAAATCATGTTAGCCGAACTATTAAATAAATTAACAGAAGAACATTGGGCAAGACTCGATAGTAAGTATATAGGTATAGATACAGATAACTGTATTTTAAAACAACACCAAGCTAGTAGAGAAAATAAATAATGTGTGGATTTGTTGCAACAACTGATATAAATAATGTACAAAGAATGCTGGAAAGGCAAGAACACCGTGGTCCTGATGGTAATTTCTATATAAAAACAAAAGATATAGCCATTGGTCATTGTTTACTAGACATTAGTGGTGCGCAACAACATCAACCTATTGTAACTAAAAAGGGTAACTTATTTGCTTTTAATGGAGAAGCCTACGATTCTAATATAGAAAATGATACTGTATTTATGGCGAATGGTTTTGAAATGTATGGAATGAGATTTTTATCTCAAACAGATTGGCACGGCTCTATTGTGTATTATGATAAAACTACTAGAGAAGTTATTGCTATTCGAGACCACTTTGGAGCAAAACCTTTATGGATGTATAAAAGAGGGGAAGAAATAACTTTTTCAACAAGTATGAAATCTTTTACTCGTAAAGTTTTTAATACACATGAAGAACAATCATATAAAGGAATTAAACAATGGATGCAAAATAAAAGCCCATATGTAGATATAATTAAACTAAATCCTGGAGAAATAGTAAAATATAATTTTGTTACTAAAAAATTAGGTGTAAGAAAGAATCTTTGGGATATATGGAAAATGCAATCTTGGTATAAGACTGTTCCAGAAGATTTTCCAGAAAGACTAATTAGTAGTATTCAAAAACTTGCAAAAAATAAACATAAAACAGGTCTTTTTCTTAGTGGAGGATTAGACAGTACAATGGTATTAGCTGCTGTAAAAGATATGGGGTTAGATTTAGAAGTTTTTACTGCCGCATATAGTGATGAGAATACTGGATTTGATTTGAATGATATGAGAAATGAATCAAACATGGCTATAAAAACTTGTAAAGAATGGGGTATACCAATCAATGTAGTAAAACTTGATATTAGAGATAGAGAACACTATGGTAAACTATGGATGAACTACACTAATTTTGCGTGGTCAGACCATAATAGACGCGCCCCTAGATTTATGTTATGTAAAGCTGCTGCTGAAAAAGGATGTAAAGTTATTTTAACAGGCGATAGCGCTGATGAAATCTTTGGTGGCTATATGCACCACGATAAAAGATTATCTCCTGAATACTGTAAACAAATGTTAGACGGATTCAAAGATAAAATACCACAAGTATTTGGTGAAGATTTAATAAATAATACTTTATATTGTGATTTAATGTCCACATCTGAACAAAACATCTTAGCAACAGATCAAACTTGTGGAATATTTGGTATGGAATCTAGACCTGTTTATTGTGCACAAAACTTTGTAAAGTATACTTTTAGCATTGCAGGTAAATACAAACTCTGGCAAGATAAAAAGTTTACAGAAAGAAATCGTGGAATATATAAGTATTTACTTAGACATACTATGAGAGATTATTTACCAAAGCATGTATTAGAAAGAAAAAGTAAAATAGGGTGGACTAGTCCATGGCAGAATAATTTGCCTCATATTCAAAATAAATGGATTGAGCAAGACATAGAACATATGAAATTAATGAACAAATGAAGGCAGTTCTTAGTAACAGAATATATTTAGAAGTAAATAAAGAAACACAGTTATCTCTCGAAAAAGAGTTAACATACAGTTTAGCCCCCCGTATGCCGTCAGACCCACCTATCGTATTCAAAACAATACGATTTATACGAGAGGGGCTAGTCTCAATACCAATCGGAAGGGAAGATTTAATCCCTTCCGATTATGAGATTATCGATAAAAGAATTACATCGAAAGCTGAACTACCTGACTTTAAGTTTGAGTTACGACCTTCCCAGAAACAAGTACATGACGAAGTTCAAGACAATGCTATAATTAACGCTTGGGTAAGTTGGGGAAAGACATTTACAGGTTTAGCTATAGCTAAAAAGCTAGGTCAAAAGACATTAGTTGTTACCCACACAACTAACTTAAGAAATCAGTGGGAAAAAGAAGTACAAAAATGCTTTGGAATACAAGCAGGCAGAATAGGTAGTGGACAATTTAACGTTGATGCTCCTATTTGTGTTGGGAATATCCAAACATTGTACCGACGAGTAGACGTTCTAAAGAAAAAGTTTGGGACTGTTATTTTAGACGAAATGCATCATGTCAGTAGTCCAACCTTTACACGGATTATAGATGAAATGCCTGCTCGTTATAAGATAGGCTTGACAGGAACACTCGAACGAAAAGATGGGCGTCATGTGGTATTTAGAGATTATTTTGGAAATAATGTTATGAAACCACCAAAAGAAAACTATCTTATACCTAAGATTGATATAATTAAATCAGATATAAGATTTTTAGATGGAGCATATACTCCATGGGCAGAACGCATAAATCATCTAGCGATGAACGCTGAGTATGTCCATAGTGTAAGTATGATTGCTGCAAAGTATGCTGCTGAAGGACACAAAGTTTTAGTTGTCTCAGATAGAGTTGCTTTTCTAAAAGCATGTGCTAGACTTTGTGGAGATAAGGCAGTTTCAATAACAGGAGATATGGATTTTGATGAAAGAGAGAAAGTAATGAATCAAATTAAAAAAGATAAAAATATTTTATTTGGTACACAGTCTATTTTTTCAGAAGGAATCTCTCTAAATGAGTTAAGTTGTTTAGTGCTTGGTACACCCGTAAATAATGAGCCATTGCTAACACAGCTTATTGGTAGAATAATACGAGATAAGAAAGGCAAAAAACAACCAGTTGTTATTGACATACATCTCAAAGGAAAAACAGCAGCTCGTCAAGCAAATGCTAGACTAGGCTACTACATGAAACAAGACTACGAGGTAGATATATTATGACGGAAAATCAAGGAAAACGAGAAATACAACTTAACATAGAGAAAATGCGAAATATTAAATTATTTATAGCAACTCCTATGTATGGTGGTATGTGTACTGGTTTGTATACTAAATCTTTAATGGATATGACAGCAGTATTTATGAACCATGGTATACAATCCCAGATTTATTATTTATTTAATGAATCTCTTATTACTAGAGCAAGAAACTATTGTGCAGCACACTTTCTTAAGTCAGATGCTACACATTTAATGTTTATTGATAGTGATATTTGTTGGAAAGCAATGGATGTAATGTATATGTTACATTTAATTGCTGAAGCAAAAGATACAGAGGAACCTTTAAGGATTTTTACAGGTCTGTATCCAAAGAAAACTATTGCTTGGGAAAAAGTCTTACACGCCGCTAAAAGTGGTAAGTACGATGATAACCCAAATGCATTACAAATGATAGCAGGTGATATGGTATTTAACCCAGATCACGAGGCTTACCCTGATGGACAAGCTCCTATATTTGAACCTGTTAAAGTAAGAGAAGCTGGTACAGGTTTTATGATAATAGAAAGAAGTGTATTTGAGGAGTATGAAAAAACATATCCTGAATATAAATATACTCCTGACCATTTAAGAGAAGGAGACTGGAAACCAGGAGAACAAATAATGGCATATTTTGATTGTATAATAAATGAACAAAATCGTTACTTAAGTGAGGATTATATGTTCTGCGAAAATGTGAGAAAAATGGGTACAAGTATTTGGTCTTTACCTATGGTAGAGTTATTACACACTGGTACTTATACTTTTCAAGGCAATCTGATTCAGATGGCTCAGGCTGATGTTCATGCAACTATCGATCCTGGCTACGCTAAAAAACTGCAAGATGAGAAATTGAAAGAGCAACCCAAAAATAGTTCTTGACAACAACTCAGGTAAGTGTTATAATATATGTTACTATTTGACTGGAATAGGATTGTAAGAGTAAGCAAAGGAAATGTTAATGATATCATTACAATTCTTAGAATTATTACTTACAAGCTAAAACCTAAAAATTATTATGATAAAACTTTTAAGTTTTATAAATATCGTTTTGGTGGCAGGTCTTATCTTCTTAACCCGAAAGATTTACTTGAACACGGACGAGCATATAGTGATAAAGAAGTTGCGGAATATGCAGGTGTCGCATCTTTCCGTAATTATCATGACTATGTAAAAACAAAAGACACCTCATTGGATTATCTGGTATGTCCAATATCAGATGAGATATTAACTAATAACAGACTGCTTGAATTAAAAGATGGACGGGTACACTTTTTATTTGAGGAGACATGGAGAAAATAAAATGGCAATTGGATTTAACCAAACTAAAGGATCGGCTCAAAAAGAGAAGATTGAAACTTATAACTACGCAGGTAAAGAAGACCATCATGTAAGACTTGTTGGTGATTTATTACCTCGATATGTCTATTGGATTAAAGGCGAAAATGGGAAGAATATTCCTATGGAGTGTTTATCTTTTGATAGAAACTCAGAAACCTTTAATAACAAAGAACATGACCATGTTCGTGACTTTTATCCTGATTTAAAATGTGGATGGTCTTATGCCGTTCAGTGTATAGATTACGCCGATAAAAGTGTAAAAGTTCTTAATCTAAAAAGAAAGTTATTCGACCAAGTTATAGTAGCTATGGAAGAGTTGGGAGACCCAACAGATCCAGTCACAGGTTATGACATTCATTTCAAAAGAAAGAAGACTGGCCCACAGGTATTTAATGTCGAGTATCAATTACAAGTTCTTAAGTGTAAACCAAGAGAACTTGAAGATTGGGAAAAAGACTTAGTTGCAAATCTAAAGTCTATGGATGACATTTTACCAAGACCAACTGCTGATGCACAGTTAGAACTTCTAAGAAGAATCAACAATGAAGAAGGTTCTGTTTCTGAGGAAATCTCAGAGGAGTTTGATGTATCATGATTGGGGTAGGTGAGAAGTTTCCTGCATTTACTTTGCAGGGTGTTAATGAAAACAATGAGTTCGTACAAGTTTCCGTTAGTGAAAACTACGAACCATTAAAGCACGACTACACAGTAGTATACTTCTACCCTAAAGATTTTACCTTTATCTGTCCAACAGAAATTGCTGGAATGGATTTATTGGTAGGAGAAGCTAATGTAATTGGCATTAGTGGAGATAATGAGTTCTGTAAGTTAGCTTGGAAACAAGACAATGAACTTATCGGAAACATCAAACACCCACTAGCCGCTGATTGTGGCTTAGGGCTTTCTTCTAAACTAGGAATAGTAAATGAGGAAGCAGGAGTTTGTTACAGAGCTACATATATTATTGATAAAAACGATATAGTACAGCATGTAAGTGTTAACGCACTTGACACAGGCAGAAATGCTCATGAAGTTCTTAGAACTTTACAGGCTATCAAAGCTGGTGGACTAACAGGTTGTGAATGGCAACCAGGAGAAGATTTCGTAGGATGATTTTATTTACAGCAGATTGGCATATCAAGTTAGGACAAAAGAATGTACCCGTCTCATGGGCGTGTACTAGATATCAACTGTTCTTTCAGCAGATACAAGAAGCTATAGATGAACACGGAGTAACTCTTCATATCATTGGCGGGGACTTGTTTGACCGAGTCCCCTCAATGGATGAATTGACTCTTTATTTTGATTTTGTTAAACAACAAAAAGTAAGAACAATCATTTATGACGGCAATCATGAAGCTACTAGAAAGAATCATACATTCTTCTCTAATTTGATTCGTGCCACAAACAGTATAAATCCTCTAGTGGAAGTAGTAACTGAAACATATTATGAGGATAACTGGTGTATTCTACCATATGCAGATTTGCATAAAAAGAATCAAATAGAAAACATCGAAGCAGATGTTTTATTTACTCATGTTCGTGGTGAGATACCACCTCATGTAGTACCAGAAGTAGATTTAGAAAGATTTGACAAGTTTGATGTCGTCTTCGCTGGAGACTTACATGCTCACGAGAATACTCAACGAAATATTGTGTATCCAGGAAGTCCAATGACAACATCTTTTCACAGAAACGAAGTCCAAACGGGGTTTCTAGTAATTAACCCTAATCAGATGCAAGATTGGTCTTGGCATCCATTTGAACTTCCACAGCTTATTCGTAAGACTGTAGAAAACCCAGACGACATGGTTCCAACGGATTTTCATCATACAATTTATGAACTTACAGGAGATGTGCAAGACTTGGCTAAAGTTAAAAACTCTGATCTACTTGATAAGAAAGTTGTCAAACGAGAAGTTGAAGCAACTTTAGAATTACATGGAGATATGACAATCTCCGATGAGCTTGCCCTATATTTAAAAGAAATTATGGGGTTAGATGAAAATAAAGTAAAAAATATAATGGGAGTTTTTAATGATTATTCTTCAGAAGTTAAAGTGGGATAACTGTTTCTCTTATGGAGAAGGAAACGAGTTAGACCTCTCAAAGGATACCCTCACACAATTAGTGGGTACAAATGGAGTTGGAAAGTCTTCAATACCACTTATACTGGAAGAAATACTTTTCAATAAAAATAGTAAAAATGTTAAAAAAGCGGATATAGCGAATAGATATGTTAACAAGGGATACGATATTAGTCTTGACTTTTCTGTTGATAGTGACTTATACAACATTACTGTTGTACGGCGTGCAACACTCAAATGTAAGTTAACAAAAAACGGAGAAGATATTTCTTCACATACCGCTTCTAATACTTACAAAACACTAGGAGAAATCTTAGGAATTGATTTCAAAACTTTTTCACAATTAGTTTACCAAAATACAAATGCGTCTTTGCAGTTTCTTACTGCTACAGACACTAATCGTAAAAAGTTCTTGATTGATTTGTTAAAACTTGATGAGTATGTTTTGTTCTTTGAAACTTTCAAAGAAGCAGTACGAGTTGCATCAAGTGATATAACAGCAAGCAATGCAAAGATTGCAACTATTCAGAAATGGTTAAATGACAATTTTCTCGAAGATAGTTCCATACTTTCAAAGATGGATTTACCATTTTACTCGGAAGAAGATGAGAAATCTTTGCGTTCATTATTAATAGAGATTGAAAATATCTCTGAAAAGAACAAAAAAATAAATACTAATAATCAACTTAGAGAACAGCTTAATAGTATAAATCTTGCTTCATGGAAAGAGAAGTTAAAAACTTATCCAGAAGAACAAGAGACAAGAGAACTAGTAGAATCCCTAGGAACTTGGAAGAGTGAAGCAATGCATGAGAAAAAAATGCTTAACAAATACCAAGCCCTAGCGGGTATAAAAGATGCTACTTGTCCTACTTGCGAAGGCGAGATTAATCAATCTTTCGTATTAAATATGGTTGAAGAACATAGCCAAAGATTAGAATACTGTAATGAAAAAAGCAAAGTACAAGGAGAAAAGCTACAAGAAGCGGAGAGAGCAAATGCGATACATAGGACAGCAAAACGAGAAATCGAAGATTGGGAAGACCTCTACAGGTCTATTGACCACGAACTCTCACCATCAATCCTTAATAAGGAAAACTTGGAAGAGCAAGTTTCAAAACTTCGTGAAAAAATTACCTCTGCTAAATCAGCTCTTCAAGAGGTAATAGAAGAAAATGAAAAACGAGAAAGACATAACACAAGAATTGGTATCATACTCGAACAAACTAGCGAGTTTCAATCTGAACTTGATAAACTCGAACATGAACTATCGAGTGCAGAAAACAAATTGGCGGTACTTGAAACACTTAAAAAGGCGTTTTCTACAAACGGTTTACTTGCCTATAAAATCGAGTCCCTTGTCAAGGAATTAGAAATCCTTACAAACGAGTATCTTGCAGAGTTTTCTGATGGTAGATTCTCGATCAATTTCGTGGTTGAAAACGATAAACTGAATGTCGAAGTTTCTGATAATGGAAATATTATTGACATTCTCGCTTTGTCAAGTGGAGAACTAGCAAGAGTAAATATTGCGACATTAGTTGCAATACGAAAACTTATGACTTCAATTTCACGAAGTCAGATCAATGTTCTCTTTCTTGACGAAGTTAACCAAGCCCTTGATGAGCAAGGCAAAGAAAAAGTAGTGGAAGTTCTACTCAAAGAAGAAAACCTAAATACATATTTAGTATCTCACGGTTGGACTCATCCATTGCTAGAAAAAATTGAGATAATTAAAGAAGATAATATATCAAGGTTAGACTAAATGAAAATAGAAATATATAGTATTCCAAGTTGTCCTTACTGTGTAAAAGCAAAAGGTCTTGCAGAAAGAAAAGGACATGAGGTAATTTATAATATGATGGGAGAAGATTTTCAACCATCTGATGTAAGAACATTATTTCCAACAGCAAGAACTTTTCCACAAATTATAGTAGACGGCGAGAAAATCGGTGGCTACACAGAATTGGAGAAGCTAATTGGTCAATAGTAGAAGAAAAGGGCATGACGCAGAAATTAAATGTGCGTCAATGCTTAATCGAATTACAGGACTTACATTTACGCAAACCCCGGGAAGTGGTTCAGGTGCTATAAAAGGTGACCTATATGTTCCTCATAAACATAATTTGTTTACAATAGAAGTTAAACACTATAAAGACATGGGATTTAATCATAAAATCTTTACTCAAAAGAGTAATGTATTTGTCAAATGGTGGAGTAAACTTTGTAAACAAGCAGAGGATATGAAACAAGAACCGCTTCTCTTTTTTAAGGAAAACCATTCTCAATGGTATGTGGCAACGACAAGAAAGCCACTTTACAAAAAACATATGTATATTAACTGGCTAGGGTGCTATGTAACCTTTGCCGAACAATTTTTAGAAACACAAAAGGTGATATTTACAAATGGCGATACAATTTACGAGCCATGGAAAGCCGATCCCGAATGGGAACTTGTTGATTGTTGATGGACTCAATCTAGCTTTTCGATGGAAACATGGAGGACAAGACTTTTTTGAACATGATTATGTTCGTACAGTTCAGTCCTTAGCAAAGTCCTATAACTGTGGAGAGATAGTCGTTTTAGGCGATGGCGGTAGTAACTACCGTAAAGAAATCTATCCAGAGTATAAAGCAAATCGTAAAGAACGATATGCAGAACAAACTCCCGAAGAAGAACAAGAGTTTCTTCAGTTCTTAGCGGAGTTTCAAACTACTATGAATACTTTAAAGAGTAAGGGATATCTTACACTTAAATATGCAGGAGTAGAAGCTGATGATATAGCGGCTCTTATCTGTCAAAATCGAGAAAATCTTGGTCTTGATGAGATTTGGTTGATATCATCAGATAAAGACTGGGATTTACTAGTCGATGATAAAATCAGTCGTTTTTCGACTGTAACTAGAAAAGAAACAACTGTCCATAACTGGGATGAACATTACGAGTTTGAACCTGAGTACTTTCTTACTTATAAGTGCTTAACTGGGGATAAAGGAGATAATGTTCCAGGAGTTGACGGAGTAGGCCCAAAGCGTGCTACTCAGTTAATCGAACAGTATGGAGATATATTTGATATTATGGCAAGTTTGCCTCTTGATGGTAAGTACAAGTTTATTCAGAACTTAAATGAGTTCGGGACTGAAGGACTAGAAAGAGGTATAAAACTTATGGATTTAACCTACGATGTTGAAGGCGCAGTACTTGGACATGGACAAGAAATTATAGGATTGGTGGAAAATTATGTCGGTGAAGATAGATTATAGTAAAGATGCCTTGTTAGATGATTTTGCATTAGCAACTTTAAAAGACAGGTATATGATAGCAGGTGAAACATCACCTCAAGAAGCATTTGCTCGAGCTGCAGAAGCTTTTGCAGATGATAAAGATCATGCACAGCGTTTATATGATTATGTAAGCAATCTCTGGTTTATGTTCGCTACGCCAGTTCTAAGTAACGGTGGAACAAAAAGAGGATTGCCAATAAGTTGTTTTCTTAACTATGTAGATGATAGTAGAGAAGGCATTACAGACCACTATGTGGAAAATGCCTTCCTCTCATCTTTCGGAGGGGGTATCGGCGGTAGTTGGAGTGATGTGCGTTCAGTTGGAACTAGAACATCAAAAGGCTCTGAAAGTACTGGAGTTATTCCTTTTGTAAAAGTAGTAGACGCAGAAATGTTAGCTTTCTCACAGGGAGTCACAAGACGAGGAAGTTATGCTGCGTATCTACATATGTCACACCCTGAAATAGAGGAGTTTCTAGATGGAAGAAAACCAACGGGAGGGGACTCTAATAGAAAGTTTCTTAACTTACACCATAGCGTTGTTGTTCCTGATGAGTTTATGGAGTTAATCCATAAGGCTACTCGAGAAGATAACTTTGATGATAGTTGGGA